GTTATTCCTAATAATAGTGCTGCTGCGACCAATACCTTTGGATTTTTAAGGTAATCAGTGAAAGATTCTTCTACAACATCCACATTCTTATCTGCTATAAATCCTTCAAAGAAATTCTTGAATGACATTTGTCCACCAATAACCTCTTCTAATTGATTATTTATATCCCTTATATCAACCTTTGTATAAAAAAACAGATTATTTTTTGAATCTAAGACATCCTGCACTGCATCATTTGTTATTGCAGTGGATGGACTGTTATTATAAACCGATCCTACATAACGATCTCCGTATTTGGTATATATAGAACTACTTGTATTGTTTGTTGCTATCACATCCACATCGTCTATAGTAATCGGAACTCTCTTGTGAACATATGGGGATATGATCTTATGTTCTACCTGTGTTAGATATGTCTGAATCAGTTTTATACTCTTGTCCAGCCTTATTAAATGATCTAACTCTTTTTCAAAATCATATTTTTCCTGTTCATCGGCATCGTATTTAACACATAATGTAAATGTGTTGTATTGTTTTTTAATGTCTAAATTATTGAAATCATGTAGGATGTGTTTTTTTATATATTTCCAGAATAGAATATAAATCAACACATCCCCGTATATTTCAGATTTATTCATACATTCTTTTACATTATCGTCTGACAATATACCGTCCATTCTACCGAATATACTGAATATAGATAATGCATTTTCTGTTGCACCAATGTTCAACTCGGGTGATGATATTGTTATATCTAAGGATTTTCGTGCCTGTTCATACTTTAACTTTTTAGTATATTTTTTCACCTCGGTAATAAAAGTCGATAATTCAGATGTGGTCACGCCGTCCAGTTCCAACATATTAGGTACATGTTTTTCGATAAATTCTTCTTCATCGAAGTCTTTATTATATCCCTTATAAAGCTCACACTGTTGTTCGAACGCTTTAAGTCCTTCCTTTGAATATGCAAAACTATTATCTGAGTCTTCTATATCCGCCCTGATAATAAATGAAGATGCATCATTATAACTCTCCTCAACTGTCACATCTGTCACATATACATCCAATATATCATTTAAATATTTCCTTGCAGGAGAATTGTATTTCATTTCGAAACCTTCATCCACTTGACTTTTAGATAGACCAACATCTTCGTAGTCAATCTCTATATAAAAAGACATCATTATGTATATATCGTTATCAGTATCAGAATCTAAGTATATAGTATAATGTTTGAAATATTTTTGATAATCATTGAAAACTTTTTCAAAATCATCATAACCTATTAAATGTTCTTCAATTTTTGCTAGAATTTCATCTGAATTTGGATAGTCATCCGAATTTTCGTTTATATAATTTTTAAGATCAACATTAGTAAAGTCGTTACCAGAGTCGTACTCAGTGTCGTATTTGAAAGTTTCGCCTTGTATAAGAATATCAGCAATATAGGGATGATATACACTTTTTGGTTTAGAGTTTTTCTTGCCTTTACATTGGTACCACACACCGTCATCAGGACTAATAGATATAGTTATAAATGGTTCTACCGTATTTGTTGATTTTTCAAATTTTCTAAGTGAGTACAGTGTATCTCCCTTACTTGTACTTGCACAGTGTCCCATTGCACTTGCTTCACATGAATCCTGCTTAGATTCTAAATCCACCCAATAAAAACCATCCTTATAAGTTTTTATAACAGTATTGGTTTCAATTCCCTCTATGCTAGAGGTCGTCATATTGGTATGATATTGGTCTGCTGCGGCTATTGCCCCGTCCCAATCATAATCCTTCAACAAAATATTAGGAGTGTTTCTTACCCAATCCACAATTCCTTGCATTCCTGTTCGTAGATTATTAACAAAATTAACTTTATTGTTAGAATTTTGAAAACCAGGCATTTTTGCAATTTTATCAGCAAACCATAACGAATATTTATCATTAAAATTGTGCAGAAAATCTGCAACATCCTGGGGAATACCGAATCCTACCATCTTTTTTCTGTGGTCCTTTTCCTCTATTACCTGTTTTTTATTCGTTATAATAGAACATAATTCTAATTTATTATAAAGATCATCAAATTTCATATTAGTATTTACAACAAAGATATCCATAACTAAATAGTGTAGTATGAACAACTTGCCGCGAACCGCCCTTTATATTGGACTATGTGTAGTATTATCTGTTTGGATCAGTGGTTGTTGGAACACCATTGATAAAGCAATGGATAGTAACCTTTTCAAACCAGAACCACCAAAAAGTAATCCCGGTTTATTTTTATTTCCTAATATACCATCCCTTACTCCTCCTGCAAGTAAGTTCGAGAAAAATTTCTCTTACAACTCAAACCAGTAGTTTGGAAATATCGACAACTTCGTTGATGTCTAAACATCTTTGAATCGATCCATTTACGGGATTATATTCTATACTTGAGAAATGGAAATGCCCGTACCAATGTCCAATTGATGGTTTTACGTGGTCGTATAGCTTCTGAATGTTGGCACGTTCTTCTATCAACTCGTCTCTAAGAGTAGGATCATCCTTAAACCATCCTGATATTTTACTCAATCCGTCAACTGGGTATTCGTTGCCGCCCGATGAGTGCGTGACAAGAACATCACATTTATCTAATGCGAGGTAATCGTCGCGAAGAATAAACGGTTCACCTCTCCACCAACTCTCATTCTCTGTTCTTTTAACACGGTCGATTGATGTTGCGCCTCCGACAAATAGAAAAACTTTACCATTTATTGTATAATACGAATAATCTGGAACAAAGGTAACTCTACTAAAAGATGATGTCCAGTGTGGCTTGTGGTAAAATGCTGGGTCGGAATGGTTGCCCCTGACTATAAGAATTTGACCATTGTTTTCCTCACAATATTTTTCCAGTCTATCTACATCATATCGGTCAGATGCCTCATGTTGAAATCCTTCACCTGCATCACCCACATGAATAAGGATAAAATCCTTTATACCATAATGTTTAAGCAGTGATGTAAACCTTAGTTCGTGGGTATCTCCGATAAGATATATATTTTTACTCTCTAGTTTGATCATTGGATTTAAATGCATTCTTTTCTCTAACTCTTATGTCTTCGTTCGTCTCCCAGATATGAAGGGGTGAATTCTTATAGAAGTCTATATCAGTTTTCTTTTTTGTCAAGACCTTCTCTAAAAATCCCTTCATTTCTCGACCCTTATCAGTTTTCATATCACTATTCAAGAGTATTTCATACAATACCTCTGTCGAATTGTATCTCGCCCAAAACATTGTATGAAATTTCTGATCTATCTCTTTCTCTGTGACAACAGACTTGTTTTCATTAATTATATCCGCTAATCGTCCTGTATCATAATCCCCGATCCATTTGAATCGAGATAGCACTATTTCATTATCATCAAATCCTAAATCCTTTAGTTTAAACTCTCGTATTAAAAGAGTTTTCCTTATAGATTCAGGGAATTGAGATATGTCGGTAGTAAAACAGGTCAACTGACGAGTCTTATTGTTAAACAGTGCATATATCTTATATTCTTCCATATCATCTAATTTCACCAGTATTTGGTGTCAATCCTACGGCTTTATCATCCCAAAGTTCATACATTGCTGAATATTTAATTGCAGTTACATCTAGTTCTTTTCCTATATATTTTATACACCAATCCTTAATTGCACGTTCCCCTAATTCAATTTCTTCTCTTGAATGATCTGGTGCAACCCTTGCAGTGAATATCTTGACTCGTTTTCCCTCAGACAACCATTTTTTCACACGGTTCACCATGAGAGGGATAGGCTCCCCTAATGTGGTAGGGGAAACCCATTTGTCATATGTTGCAAGGGTTTTATCGAAGTCAACTCCAATATATCCAGGCATTCGATATTTCTTACCCATATATTATAGATATTCGTTTACGACCTTGGTATTGATGACAAGACCATCATATTCAAAACTATCAGATTTATCAACATCCACAAACCAGCTATTGGTAATCATGAGGAAGAATTTGATTGATGACACTTTCTGAGAAAGTAGGTCAACAGTATCCTCGACACCTTCTAATGTTTTCTGACAGAATTCGACGAATGTCTCTTGCCCAAGAGCAACGAGTTGCTTTTCATATTTCTCAAACAAAGGCCAACAAATATCATCACCAACATTTGGTTTGCCTTTTTTCTCATATTTTTCAAATGATTTACTTGCCGAGATAGTTGATGCACCTTTCAATTGTGCCGTTAGTTCAATGAACGGAACGAAGTCTGCATTTTCATCTTTTGGTTTATATGCCTTTTTCGGTGCATAACGCATCTGCGAATCAAGGCCCATTTCTTCAAGAAGTTTAGCACCTTCGACACCATAATTCTGTACACGAAGATCGACTAGATTTTTTTGTTCAGAATATTTCTTAACATAGAACCGAAGAACGCTTGCATGAGCTTTCTCCGAAATAAGAGCCTTATAAAGATTAGCAAAATCTTTAATCTTAATAGTCTTTTGATTTTCGTCGAAGAGATCAATAGATTCATTAGGATCGACTGTATACCCCAACGATGCTTTTATCGCTCCAACGCTATTATCAAACTCTAAGGAGATTGCATCATAATTAAAGTCACCATTTGCAACAAATGTATAGTTCCTAAATGTCGGAGCCTTAATAGGTAACTCAATCACGGAATTTCCTGAAAGACCGCCGTTTTCAACAGTCGCATTATATGCCAATACTCGATTACCAAAATCAATATCAGTATATTGTTCAATCTGTCCTTCACGAACTGTTAGGAATGAAATATTCGCACGATCTTCGTTTCCAGTGATTCCTACAATTTTAGCAGATGAATCGTTTGTCTTAAATTCTACTTTACTGACATCCTCGCCTGATCTGGTCACGGATTTATATGGAGACTTAGCCAAATCAATGGATACTTTTCCAAGATTATCCTTGATCGATTTAACAAACGACTCAAGAGAAACAGTAATTGGCACGGTTTGCTTATTAATAGTAGAACCTACTAATGCGAATGCCTTTAGATCGTTCTCAGAACGCCCTTTCTGAGCCACTGTGAACGACTTCTGTAACATTTTGGCTCTAAGTGCATCTCCTGCTTTTCGAAGCACAGAAACGCCTAGATTTGCAAGATTTTTCTGTGATAGAATATATGCAAGTGAATAAACAAACTTACCGTCTTTGAGTTGATCATCTGGAAGATTATCGATTTCGGTAAAATCAATTGCAAACAGTTCACCGTTGTTTTCAGTTTCTAATACTTCAACCTGTTTGTCCTTACACACCAGCGGAATAATCTCAGAATCAGTCACTTGCCAAATCACATCATAACATTTATCAAGATCAACAATCTTAACAGTCTTTTTAGACTTAACAAGAACTTCGCCACTTGCGGTTAATTCAGTATAATTTGAAATATGACTAAATGTTCCATTGATTGCTTCTGTCATATCTAGAAGAAGCTTTCGATTATAGTTGCTGCCATATCCTACAATAGTCTTTGCAGAGAACTTAGATGAAAGCTTTTTACACAGATTGATGGTTTCGCTTTCGGGTGAATTGCTGTTGGGCCATCCATCCGATAACCAAAATAACGAAAAGTTTTCGCATCCTGTAAGAAGAGAAACATTGTTCCAAGTGTTCTCAACTGTTTGAAGAATTTGGTTGTAACAAGTTAGTCCTCGGGAATAAATTTTAGTATTTACTAAGTTTTCGAGATTGTCGGTGTTGCACTTCCATCCAGTACATACCCATTCAAATGAATTATATCCTGAAAACCACCCTATGCTAAGGGTATCGTCTGTTCCAATGTTACTACCTATACTCATCAGGGTTTCCTTGAGAGAATTTATAGATTGGTACATTGATCCTGATGTATCGACCAATATCATATAATTGGTTGGGATATTTTGTTCACCGTTGCGTTTATTTATTAATAATTTCATATTACCGTGTACAATACTCTGTTACATATCGTCCGTCAAGCGAATTTTGGTGTTGTGATTTATACCATTTTCTATAACTGTCTGTATTTTAATGCTGTCATATGAATACGTCGGGAAATTAAGCGATTTTTCCAATTTAAAATATATTATTATATAATCTACTATCCGAGCAACTTCTAGTTCCGACTCATATAATCCCAGCCGAAGTTTATCTGTATATAACTTAGTGGATACGACCCATTTTTTTGATGTTTTATGTTGTGTAACAAAATTGTATATTGACAATTTTCTTATTGGAGAAATGAATTCTTTATTAATCTCTTCTAAATTCTCAAGCATATAAGAAGGCAGTTTTTGGGGAAAGTTTAGCTTTGCACAATTACCATACCAAAACAAAGCCATTTTATCATACAATTCAGCAGCCTTTATTTCATCTTCCACTTTTTTATGATAGGTTTTTCCGTTGAATTGTATTGATGCTGTAAAAGATTTACCGTTTTTCGGTAATCTAACTCCTATATATTTTGATGATGAATATTCTGTCTTCGACTTTCCTGCTCTTTGTGCTTTAATAGCAATTATCGTTTTGGTGTTTTCGTCTGGTATATATGTTATTCTTTTTGCGGTCGATTTCATCGACATAAAATCTGAAAAGTTTTTATCTAAGTCTAGACTTAGATAAAAACTCAACTTTTCGGGGAAATTAAGTTTTGCATCAACTCCCCATAAATATATCGAAATTTTATCATATTGTTCGGCTGCTTCCATCTCAGAATTAGCAGAACGCCTTATGCGTTTTCCATCAAAAACCATAACAGTAGCATAATGATTCGATCTTCGTGGTAGAGCCACTCCGAAGTATTTAGAAGTCGAAGATGCTCCCTTCGGTCTTATTTTCTTCTGTGAACTGATTGACAGTAGTCTTCTAGTAGAATCTGCAAATATAATCTTACTGTCCGTTTTTTTCGTATAATTATATCCATTTGGAACCATACTATTGAATATATTAATATATTCAAATTCTTTTAATCCAAGCAAATCTATATCATCTGTCTGATACAATATTTCAAATAAGAAATTATCTTTACCATATTTACATATCGCTTTTCCTATCGCCAATGTCACGGTGGAACAATGTTCCTTCATGCGTCTATTGAAATTTTTCGTCTTTCCTATATATACTTTATTATTTAAGGTATTTGTTATTTTGTATACACAATACATTTAAGTATTTATGAAATCATCAGTCTACTTCAATAGGCATTGTTCCTATTTCGTTCATTAATTCTATTCAATAAATCAGTTTTTCATCAAACATACTTTCTTCTAGAATATGGCATAGTTCATGAACTTCTTGTTTTGTAGAATTTAAATACATTCTTAAAGAACCAAATTTTATCTTCAATTGTAGAATTTTAAATTCAGGATCAATCTCTTTAACATATTCCAAGAATTCATCAATTGCGAGATACCAGCTAACGGGTGTTGGATTCCCTAAACCACCCCAACCATACCATTTTTCGGGAACATAATCTTTCCATTTTTGTGAATACTTTTTATATAGATCATTCTGTTCGGCTATATGATTATCCATGTCGGTATGCTTGCCTGTTCGAAAATCATATGGATTTACTCCATCAGGATAATAAGAATTGGGGACCAAACTGTATTTCTTTATAATTTCTTCTGCTTTATTCATAATATTACCATCTTTCCATAGTTGCTCTCATCGCCAATGCAGATGAATGATTATGTTGATTTTCCCAGAATTTAAGCTGTGATTTTGCGAGTTCTAATTGACCAGTCCAGTATGAAACTTGTGCCTTGTCATTTCTTGCAACTTCATCGATAAGTTTTTTCTGATCATCATCTATTTTGATAGGTTCTGGTTTTGTATCTTTATGTGTCATATTATATTGCAACTACTAATGAATATCTCAAATCTCGGACAGGATCAACCCAATGAACTGCATCATACGGAAAGTCTATATATTGTCCTGCTTTATCATATATTTTTTCGATAAATTCACCCGATTCACATACTAAACCATCACAATCAGAATCTGTCAAGGTGATTAAATGAAGTTTTCTTATAGAATATGAATCTCTGTGAGGACATATTGCATCTCCTGGTTCATATTTTTGAATTTGAATAAATTCGTACATATACTTCAAATCCTCATCAAAATCTGCATCTGCAAAAATTGCCTCCTTCATTACATCTGACATATCAACACATTTGAGCGTCTTAAATCGTGATCTTACGCCTTTGATAATAGACGCATGTGCATCCGCTCCTTCTCTGGGTTTGAAAAGATGATCATGGTATTTGATATGTTCCATAATCTCAGGAACATTTCTAATAAAATTTGGAATAGTTTTAATCATTTTAGGTTATGTATCATAGTCATCATTAATATAAATTCTCTATCATTATAAGGGAGATGCATAGTAATATGTTGTCGCGTTTTAATCTCGAATCGTCCCTGATTATACCAATCATGTAAAGCACTGGTCATCTTGTCTCGAAGTATTCTTTTATCATATCTATCGCTGACAAATTCGGAATCCCGAAGAATATTCAAAAGACGCTTCTAAGTTTTTAGATATAGATGTAACAAGAATCTACCCTCTTCGAAAAAAGGGGATAAACAACATAGACGATAAATGGATCATCACATATAATAATTAATAATCTCTTTTATACCACTTTCATCAACTATAAAGGAATTAAATCTCGGTCTATTTTTTAGATTTAAAGTATCTGCATACGAGTCGCCCTTAACGGGTGTGGAGAATCGGAAAAACTCGAAATTATTATATTCACCATATTGAATAGTGTGACGATCTCCGCATAATAAAATCCAACGATCTATTTTAGTATATTTATGTGAAGCATTTATGAATAAGTTTTGTATAAATGATTCTCTGGCATTGCCCGAATCTGGGATACTTCCGCCCCGAACTCTTCCAGATGCTCCATGTTCCAATATAAACAAATTTCCTCCCACATTAAAATCTATCCAGCGATTCGTCGCTATCTGGAAGTCTATATCGGTAAATAATTGCGATAATGAGTATAACAGTATCCAATCCCCCAACATATCATGATTCGAACTTGCGGCTTTAATTTCAACAGATTTAAACATCGTCTTCATCGATGATATAAAATTCACCAATGTCTCAAATGCAATTTTATATTGATCTATGCCCCACACTCCATCTTGTAATTGTGTGCCCCGCGAAGTAAAAGAATTTAATGAGTGAAGGATATCTCCCCCGAACACGATTATTGCCTTTTCTATACTATCAGTTCTACTATTCAAGTTTTCTTGGATTTGTATAAGATAATTGTCAAATGTGGTTTTTATAGTTTCTAACGTATAAACTGGTTGATTATAACTATTATTTATCGGATGAATATTTCCGAAATGAGTATCCGAAATGCCGTATATTGCTACACGGTTTTCGGATACCTTGAACACTTTATGTGTTTTTTGTGTTTTAATACTTGATACATTAAAAGACTCTATAAAATCTTTAATAGGATTTAATACTCCAGATTCAATCTTTCTCCAATTTTCTGCATCCGCAATAGTATCTTTCCAATCCCGTCTTTCAAACTTCTGTTCAATGTTCGCCCTTTTTTCGATTAAAAGGTCTTCTACTAACTCATCTTCTTTCGATTCCTCTATCTTTTCGTCAGTATATGGTATTGACCCATGATTGACCTTCAACGACCTAACGACGAACTCAATAACCTTTTTTGGTGTACTTGTTCGTTGTGCAATTTCGCCCGCCGTATAAGGCTGTTTATCAAAGTTTGAATACAATTTCAATATTGTATCAACTTTGGATTCGTCTAAGACGTAGTTTTTACCCAACGATGTTTCAGTATGAAATACAAATTTCTTATCTTTTGAATTATAGGTGTATGACTTACTCTTGAGTGTTTCTTTTGTTTGACTCATATATGAATGTATTTAATCTACACCATATATGGAGTCAATTGCAAGTTAAAAAACTCCTGGTCCTTCTAAACTCTGTTCAACATCAGGGGCTATCAACCCTCTGGTGTCTCTACCAAAGTGTTGTTTTAATAGACGAAACACCTCTACGATGTTCTGTTCATTAACATCTCCTATGTTGATATTCATGCTCGGAGAACCTTGAATTAATGCATTTAGAATAATACGAACCCAATAGACTCTTTTTCCGTTGTCGAGAACTTTATCCTCGGGTAAGGATTGGAAGTATTTAATTTTGCTCGAAATGGATTTTCCTTTAACTTTTGGTTGTTCTGTCCATTTACTTGCAAGTCCTTCATATTTATCCATAACCCATTCGACGAATCCTAAAACCGATAAAATCTTCTTGGTTTTCTCAAAATAATCGGGTATCTTCTCAAATGGAATTTCTTGTCCATCTATACGCATTTTAAGATTATGTGTATCTTTAGAATCTTTGTTGAAATACAATGCACGGATTGCAAGCTTGGCAAGCTCGATTTCTTCTGGAAACACAGGTTTCTCAGGCATTGAAGGCATTTCTTGATCCAACTCACCAGAAAGATCATCATCGCCTCCTGGTGGCATTCCTGCATCATTTCCCGGTGATTGGGTATCTTCATCCCCTTCTTCTATGGAATCCTCATCCTCGTCAGGATTTACCGGCATCGGGCCTGCTTCCATCATCAATTTATAAATGTAATTATCAAATGTAGAATTCATATTATTGTGGTGATGGTGTACGCATTAAATCCATAATAGTTTTCCACTGGTTAGGGTCTTTTATGGATGATGTAAGTGCTTGATAATTTTTATCGTCGCTCATATGTTGTTTAAATACTTCAATATTATTCGGATCGGACATAAACAATTTCATCGTATTTGGGTCTTTGGAACTGAATATTGATCCATAATCTATTGTATTATTATTTTGCATTGCGCTAGGATTCATCGGCTTGACGCCTGTTGAACCAGAAAATGGCATTTTTACACCATTAGATACTTTTGATTGTGGTACAGCAGTGGATGATGTTGGGCTGGCTGCTTGAGTTCCCGAACCTCCACGATTCGCAAGTCCATTTTTTCCCATATCCCCCAATCCTTCTTCAAAAAGTTTCTTAATAAATTGATCAAACTGTGTCATACCTCTATTTATACCAGATAAATCTAATTCTAATTGTGTGGTTTCTGGCATCTCAGGGATTTCAAACTCGGTTTGAAATCTATAATTAAACTGTTCTCCGTCTTTCTTTATGGTGGCATCCCCGTAAATATTATCAAAGTTAGGTTTTGCTAATTCACCTTGATCCTTTAATGCATAATTCCAAAATGCAAAGAAGTTGGAACTCTGTGTGCCAGGATATTCATTATTATTTTCGTCGTTTTGTTGAAAGGAATTTAAAATATGTTCGATATTTTCGACACTATATCCTGGGAATGTGTACTCATTTTTTTCATTATCATATTGAAATTTATTTTTAATTGCAACTATATCCAATAGAGAATCTATAGTTTTTTCAAAATATTCTCGTTCTAATGCAGAACTATATGCATCGTCATAGCTTCTAGTTAATATGTCATGAAAATATTCTTCATCTTCATTATCTTCTAGATTTTCTAAATATTCCGCTGCATCGGCCATAGTATGCACGTCATGATTGAATTTATTCTTTATATACTTTCTGATTAATACTTGAGAATCTGCATCCAGCCAATTCCAATATTCGTCTTCGTATGAGTTATTAGAGTTATCATATATCCATGATGGATTACCTTCTAATATATCCGTCACAGAACCTTGAATTTTACCATCAAAAAAGTCTATAAATTCCGTCCAGTCGGACCATCCAGATCGTAGTGTAATTGTATTATCTTTTTCAAAACGAAATAACTGTTGTATATTGTTAACTAGTTCGGTGTGTTTCTCCCCGTATTTCAGTGCAATATATGCATTTTGCTTTATTAGTAGGTTGATGTCATTGTCAGAAAAAGTATCCATCTTTTTCATTATATAGTCAATTCCGCCGCTGTTTATTATAAAACCATTATTTTTATTTTTCAATGCAAGGTCGTATAGTGTTTCTTTTAATTCTCCATGATCTTCAAAAAATTGTCGTAGGTTCACTCCACTGTCGTCTGAATTCATATATTGTTCTGATTGAAAGTGAAATTGATATTTCTCATTTCTTGTTTATCAATTATAATATATAGTGGTCCATCTCTGGTATATCTGTCGAAATAATTATAACTACCCGTTGATGCAGTACACCATCTCGTTCCTCTTCCATATGCACAAGATGCCTCCTTTGTTTTCGGAACTAAAATTAAATAATTTTCCGATTTATATATTTTCTCAACTTCATTCTCTAACTCTTTGGATATTGCAGCTTCTTCGTCTTTTTTAATATAATCTTGTATAACTTTAAGACTATCATATAAATCTTCAAAACCATTAATTTGATTTATGTCTGCTAACTTTTTAGTATTAGGATTTCGCATATCCTCCCCTGCTTTTTTAAAATATTTTTTATATCTATGATATTTCTCTAAATCTTCTGTTATTTTATAAGAATCCTCTCCAAACATTGCCAAATCTCTATCATTTAAATCGAACACATGACGAATAATCCATTCTGAATATGTTCCATTTTCTGGATCAACATTAGTTACTATATTAGATATAAACCCAGGAGTATCCCATCCTTTATTTCCGAATCGTTTTACAAACAAATCTGCAATTTTCTTTCCGTATTTATCAATTAAAAATGCTATCCGTTTTTCGGGATTAGCCTCTAATAACAATTTATTTCTAAAAAACTCTTTAAAATTCATAAAAATATTTATCGAAATGTCTTGATATTGCTAGACGTGTTCTCTAAATTGATCATAGCATACTATTATAAATCAGTTCCTCGTCCGACTTTAGGGGTTCCAGGGCAGGAGTAAGGGAAATAGTTCAAAGTGTTTATTGACTGTCTTTTGTATGCGGACTATTTCTCAGGGCGAAAGATAACAAGGTTCAAAACTGAATTTGATTTTCCCTTTTCACTAAAGGCACTTCTCCAACAGGTTTTAAAAGATAAAACAATCGTTAGGGGAAGGGGTTCCCTTTGGTAAAAAGGACTCAGAAAAACAGGTTCAAAACTGGAAAACAAAAAATCAAGAATTTAATAATATTAATGCAAAAAATTTGTTGATTTTTGTGGAAAATCGTTTTATAATGATTTATATGACATCAAAATTTACATATGATTGGCCCAAAGGTGATGATCGTAGAATATAAATAAATATTATCTTAATTAAATTATTGAACGAAAAGAAGTTGAATTCTCTTATGTTATAAAATTAATAGTTATGTGATTTTAATTTTAGGAAAAAACGGATATATTAGTAAAAGATTTCAAAAATTCTTTGATTATAAGGGTATTGAGTATTCGATATATGAGATGGGCAGAGAGTCTGAAAATAATAGAAATATACTGATTAATTTCTGTGCATTACCTCGTAATGTGAAGCTAATCATTAATTGTGTTGGATATACAGGAAAACCTAACGTAGATGCATGTGAGGATCATAAAAGGGAATGTCTATCATTAAACACAGTGTTTCCCGAAATATTGAGCGAACATGTTAAACTTTTAGGAATACCACTAATTCACGTATCTAGTGGATGCATCTTCAAAACAACAATAAATGAAAAAACGCATAATGAAAACAGTATTCCTAATTTCTCATTTCAATATGGTGAGGGATCATGGTATTCTGGCACTAAAGCTCTTGGGGAAACCCTTGTAAGAAAAACATGGGATAAACATTATATATGCCGTTTGAGGATGCCATTTAATCATATAGATGAAGATAAGAACTATATAAGCAAACTTCTGAAATATCCCAAAGTTTGGTCAGTATCCAATTCTTTAACAAATGTCGATGAATTTGTTCAATCTTGTTATAATTTATATGCATCAGGCAATGAATACGGCACATATAATATGACTAATCCCGGTGCAATAACTGCAAAAGAAGTTCTGGAGATTGCAGCAGAATATGGTATAACGAAGGATGTATACGAATATTTTGAATCACAAGAAGAATTCGATAAAGTCATTAGAACACCCCGAAGTAACTGTGTACTTGATACAACTAAACTCGAAAAAACTGGATGTGGAATGCTGCCTGTAAGGGATTCATTAAAGAAAACATTTGAAAATTGGAATAAAATAGACGAAACTCCGTTTTGGTAATATGAAATTTGAAATATCGAAAGAACGATGTATAGAACTGGCTAAACTCGGGGAAGAATACTGTATACAAGCAGGTGCTCCTAGTTTTGGTTGGTTTTGTCGTAGATGTGAATCTGATGTGATTGATAAAAAGTGTAAATGTACCACAAGTCCTAGTCCTTGGGAACCCAAAATATATGAAAAATTATAATATATTAGTAACTGGCGGATGTGGTTTTATTGGCTGGAATTTCATCAGAAGACTTTACGAAAATCAAAACAAAATCCAATTTAATAAAATTATAAATGTCGATAAACTTGATTACTCTGCAATCAATACCAGAAAAGAATCATACTATGATGACCGTTATAGGTTTATAGAATGTGATATAAAGTACATAACAGAAGGAGTATTTAAGCAATTCGATATAGATATTGTTGTTAACTTTGCTGCACAAACACATGTAGATAATTCAATCAATTCTAGTGCATCATTCATCGATACCAATATTGTTGGTATGCATATACTGATGGACGAGGCTATGAAATATTGGAATAAATATGATATAGATGGAAGATTTATTCAAATTTCTTGTTATGATGAAAAAACTAAAGCCCTTACAACCAATGGATTAAAAAACTATTGGGAATTGGTGGAAGGAGATATAATTTTTAGTATAAATTCTAAAACACATCTAATCGAGGAAAAGAAAATCGAGAAAATAATCGTGCAGGACTATGATGGTGACATGCTTCATTTATGTGATAAAAGCACTGATTTGTTAGTAACCCCTAATCATCGAATGTATTATATGGAAAATGATAATATTACATTCGATGAGGCACATAACATTGTTGACAAAAAAAATATATATTTTCCTAGGGGTTCATGGAAAGGGACTTATGATAGTACATATAATATAAATGGAATCGGGAATGTTCCTACGTATGATTTATTTTATGTATGTGGGATGTTTTTAGGAGATGGGTTCACCGCTGTTCAAAAGAATAAAATAAAATCTATTTCAGGACTATCAAAAAAAGAGTCAAATAAAACTAGACGTGATCCTAATACCGGGAAATTTTTAAAAACTGATCCATTAAACAAAGGATCACAAGAATTCGTCACATCTACTAGTTATAGGATATTCTTTGATGTTCCCGAAAACGATAAAGGACGAAATAAATTAGAACAATCGCTTACAAATTTAGGAATAAAATGGAGCGCCCATAAAAATAAATCAGGAGAACATATTTATTTTTCTTCAAAAGAATGGGTAGAATTCTTCAAACAATTTGGTCATGGTTTTAAGAATAAGAAAGTTTCTAGATGGATGATGGATTATGACGAGGTATATTTAAATGCATTATTTGATGGTCTTATAGATAGCGATGGTCATTATACTCCTAACGGAATGAGAGTATTTTCTACATCATCAGCACATCTTCGTGATGATATATGCGAAATTTCTATAAAATTAGGAATGTCCCCTAGATTTTATATTCGTAACCCTGAACATAAATGTATATACAAGGATAGAGTTATCAAGGCAACCACACCATCCTATATTGTTCATTTTCGTTCAGGAAATATAGGGTTAGCACAAAATAGTGTGAATAGAATTTCATACAAAGGAAAGATATGGTGTGTTAAAGTTGAAGATAATAAAAATCTAATAGTTGAGCGAAATGGTATTATGCACATATGCGGGAATACTGATGAAGTATATGGTTCTGTAGAAGACAATAACGGTAAACCATTTGATGAAAATACTCCATACCATCCAAATAATCCCTATTCTGCATCAAAAGCATCCGCCGAGCTTCTATTAAAATCATATGTTCATACCTATAATTTCCCAGGAATAATTACCAATTGTTCTAATAACTATGGTCCCGGTCAACATAAAGAGAAACTGATACCAAAGACTATCGAGTGTTATAAACAAGGTATGGATGTTCCAGTATATGGTGATGGATTACAATCGAGAGATTGGATTTATGTCGATGATCATTGCGATGGTATTATTGATGTAATACTGAAAGGCAAAATAGGTGAAAGTTATCTTTTTGGAACAAATAAAACAATATATAATATAGACTTAGTTACGGATATTCTCTTAAAATGTTATGAGTTTTATCCTACATATGTGGGTATAGAATATGTCAAAGATAGATTAGGGCATGACCGAACATATTGTATAGATTATAATAAATCCAAAAGAGAATTAGGATGGAAACCTATGATTGATTTAAAAACAGGACTTGAAAAGACTGTGGAGTGGTATGTAAATAAACATTGTAATGAGTCAAAGATCGGATAATATTTTGAAAATAGATAATCTTGTTAAATCAGCAAGATTATCAAAAAAATCTGTATTAGATAAACTTATGAATGAAGTAGTTAAGTCTAATGATTATGTTGCACTCTTGGAACAGCGTTTATATGAAGAATTTAAGAAAAGACGTTAATAAAAAGAAGTACGGCATTGTACTTTCGGGCGGGCGCGCGACCCGTCTACATCCAATTACACAGTTTGGTATATCTAAGCAACTGCTTCCTGTGTTTAACAAGCCCATGATCGAGTTTCCCTTGCGCACATTACAGGACATGGGTTGCACAGATGTTCTCATTATAAATGCGGACAAACAGCAGCAAACGATGTTTAAGGACTATCTAAGGGATGGGAGTGTATATGGGATTAAGCTGGAATACATAATCCAAGACAAACCTAACGGATTAGCCGAAGCATTCATATTAGCAGAAAATTTTCTCAAAGATGCGGATGATGCTATTCTTATTCTCGGAGACAATTCATTCATAGGAAATGATGATTTTTCACATATTTTACCGAATACTATTTTCACATATAAAGTAAAAAATCCATCCGCATACGGCGTAGTCACAATTGATGATCTGGGAAGAATGGTTAAGATAGTCGAAAAACCTAAAGAATACGTCAGCGATAATGCAGTTGTCGGATTATACTATCTATCAAGAACCGCAATAAATGTTGCAAAAAAGTTATTACCTTCGGATAGGGGCGAGTTGGAAATTGTTGACCTAATTAGGGAAATGGACAAACTGGAAGGTGTTAATATTCATAAAATAGACTCTGGATTTTGGTTTGATTGCGGAACACATGAAGATTTATTGGATTGTGCAAACCTTGTTCGTGCCATCGAACATCGAACAAGTAAAGACTTAGGACTTCGGAAAAAGGCTTGATAAGCATCCACTAGTAGCCTATAATGTAGGTATATGGACTTACAAAAGTTTCAAAAAGAATTACATAACTGGCAGTTAAAAACCTTTCCCCAAAGTACGCTTCTATCAAAATTAGCTCACTTAAAAAAGGAAGTTATTGAGTTAGATCAAAATCCTACTGATGGGTATGAAATGGCTGATATAATTATGTTAGTCTGCGGCATGGCCGCGATTGAGGGAATTGATATATCCTCAGTATTACAAGAAAAATTCGAAATTAATAAAAAGAGAAAATGGGGTACTCCTGATAAAGATGGAGTAGTTCTACATATAAACGAATAACATGAGCGAAAATATAGAATTAACAGATGACCAAAAAGAAGCATTCCAAAAACTTAAAGAATTTTTAAATGAAGACAAACAACACATGTGTTTGTTATCGGGGTTTGCAGGCGTAGGAAAAACTTTCATGGTTTCTAAGTTTGTTGAGTGGGTGCTCGAAAACAGCATGTTTCACAATGTATGTGTGTGCAGTCCTACCAACAAAGCAACACGGGTGTCTATGGAAATGACCCCTGAAAATTTACGTAGTCAGTTGACATTTTGTACATTACATTCCTTACTAGGACTAAAGCATGAAATAACAAAGGACGGTAAGGAGATTTTTGTTCGAGATAAAAAGGTGATGTCTAAGTTTCCACACTTTGATTTAGTCATTGTGGATGAAGCCAGTATGGTGGCAGATCAACTATTTAAAGAGATGGAGGATCAAAACTACAGGAATATTAAGGTATTATTTGTGGGTGATCCACATCAAATCAATCCTGTTAACCATGTAATGGCAATTCCTATGATCGAGACACAGCGCATTGCATATAATATCGGTCATATAAAATTAGAAAAGATTGTCCGACAAGCCGAAGGAAATCCGATTATTAAGTTCTCTCAGAAAATAATTAAAGATGAGTTTGAATATACTCCTGGATTTAAGGAAGTATCAGGGGAATCGGGGATAGTAATGATTTCAGATTCACAAACAAAGATTCTTTCTGAACTTATCAAATATTATTTCGGCTCTACTGCATTTGATTTTAATGCGGATTTTTGTAAGATCATTGCATGGAGAAACGTCACGGTGGATTATTATAATAAATTTGTGAGGGCATTTAAATATGGTCTTAAAGCAAATAAAATAGTTCTGAACGAAAAACTCATCGTAGGTAAACCAATTAAGACCGATGATGGAAGCGGCACAATATTTGTTACAAATGAAGATTTGGTTGTGAACCAGATCGAAGTTAAAGAGAAATCTATAACTGGTGGAACATCGTGGAAATATTATGATTGTTTAGTACAAGGTTTTGAAAAAGTCGATAATATTCATATTCTTCATGAATCGGAAGAAGTCGCCTTTAATAAATGCTTAAAGAATATGTCATCGGATGCATCCAGCGAACCCGATGTGTCCAAGAGAATAAAAAAATGGAAAGAGTTTTTCAATTTTAAAGAGAACTTTTCCGAGGTCAAATATTCGTATGCAATAACCGCACATAACTCTCAAGGTAGCACTTATGATAATACCTTTGTCATGTATGGTGATATATCTCTTAATAAAAACGATGAGGAGAAGAAGAGAATTTTATATACGGCAATGACCCGTCCGAGAAAAATGTTATATGTCGTGTAAAATTACTTGATGTAATGATATACCAAGAATTAATACTGTATATATGCAAATTAAAGACTATTATATAGGATTTTATCGTTATGATGATTCTAAAATATGGCAGAAAACGAATTTAAACGATGATGAAAAGAGTCTTAGGGAATATTTAGAAAATCTGAATTACCTAGATAAAACATCTATAAACATAAGAAAAATACAATTACCCGAATAATATGATTGAGACAGCAGAATTAAGATTAGAACTATTACGTATAGTTAAAGATAAAAATGGATGCGAAGTGGATGAAATTATCCACAGTGCCGACAAGCTCTTTAATTGGGTCAACTATACGTATGAAATAGAAAAAGATGTCCCTACCAACCCTACCCAATGTAATATTCCAAAGCCAGACAAAGAAGATGAGAATGCGGTAGAAGGTATGATTCTTAGCAACCTTTTATATTTGTATAAGCTACAAGGTTCTATGGATCGTCCTGCAAGAGACAGAAATAAACTAGATTATTCATTTATACCTGCTTATTGGCCCGAGGATAAGCAATCAATATATAAAAGATTAATCGATATTATCAACACTAGGTGTATCGGAAATAGTGGCATTAATCCTATAATAAAAACTCCGAGAGACGTTACATTAGAGAAGAAGTTGAGAGAGTCTGAACAAGAAAAATTAGAAAATTTATTAGAAAATTTCAAAATTAAGAGAGATGAACTCGCTAAACAAAAACAAGTAATATCAGAGCCTATTGGTGAAATACCAAATCTTAAACCAGACGGCGAGGATTCTATGTATTCTGAAAAATCTGGTTCGAGGGAAGACGAGACTGCATTTATCGCAGAATATCAAGAAGAAAAATTGAAGAAATCGCTACTTCCTAAATATGTAAAAGAGGCTGATAACGTTGCAGCCTTTTATGGATTTTCCGAGACTTGTCAAAACGATGTTGTTCCAGAACAACTAACTCAAGAAGAAAGAAAATTATGACACCAAAATTTAATAAAGAACACTGGACAAACCAGTTAAAAATAGAAGCAGGCGTACCACATGTTCCCGACGAAGATTTAGATAAACATTTTATATTGTTTGGAACATTTTCTAATACAGATGGGGATAAAATCACTGCAAAGGAGTATATCGAAAATCAACTTAAAAATCTAGAAGAACAATATAACTCAATAGATGAACATTTTGAAAATGATATTTTATCTCTTGCCAATGAGAAACCGCCACGGATGCGACCTGTCGTTGGAGAATTTACACAAGAAGATGATATGTTGGTTCCTATAGAAGAAATAAAACTTCTTCCAACTATTCAACAAACCATAAATCGTTCAGATATAAAATATTATGATGTTGTTGTGGGTGGAAATAATTTTACAGTTGCCGTAAATGACCCTGGTGATGATTGGAGAATAGT